ACTTAACTAATTCGTTTGTAGAACCAACAAAAATAGCCTTATCTACATTTAGATTTTTTGCGTTTCCTGCAAAACCATCTCCATTAGGTGTTAAATCTTTGCGTTTTTTTTGCAAATCCAACAAATCTTTATTCATATCTGCCAAACTTTTAATTAAAGTTGCAGCCACTTCATATGCACGAGGATGTTCTGATTCTTTAGCCACAGCTAATAGTTGATCCATAGCTTGATTGCCTTTGGCTATAAGTGTTCTCATATTACTACGAGCAAAATCAGCATCTTCTTCAACCTGATTTGTTGGAATAACTTCTTCAGGTTGCACTTCAACCACAGGGTTAATTTCTATGGGTTCAGTATTTAGCGCTTCACTTATCTTATTATTTAATTTACTCATGGTGAATCTGGATATTCATATATGGTTTCAGTAAATCCAAAATCATCATCAACATTAGCTGTGATTGGGTCTGGATTGGTAATAATTATAACAGTCTTAACTGGATTAGCATCAACGGTTTTAATAGTATATTTAGCGTTTGTTTGGGTACCAAGAACAATATCATTAGCTTGTAATGGTTTATTAAGATTACCTACTACTAAAACGCCTGTATTTGAATTACTAAAATAAGCTACATCACCGGTAACACCACGGTCTTCTACAAAAATAGTTTCTTCTTCAGCAAAGTAATTAGAACCATTTGCATAATCTACAAAAACTTTCTGTGAAGTTCTTGAGATGGTATCAATATGTAGGTTCGTATTTGCTTGCTCAATAATGTTTTGACTTGTTTTAACTGGTGGGTAAATGAAACCTTTGGCAGTAAAATCTAAAGTCCAAATAATCAAGCGTGTTGATAACATATCACCTTCATAATCAACCTCTGGTGAAGCTGAATTAAGTATGATAGGCATGTCATATTTCTGTGTCATGTTTGAATTGAAATTAACAGTCACATTAAAATCTGGTGTAAAGAACGGCAATATTTGTTCAAGTATTTGTGTGCCGTCTTCATGGTTTCTCACATAAATTGATAAGGTAAAATCAAAGTTATATGGAATTGGAGCATATTGTGTTTTGAGCCCATCGGCAGTATTGTATGAAAAGTTTTGTAATGTAGATACTTGCTTACGAGAAGAATCATAACCCAATCCAATGAGTTCAAAGGATATACGAGGAACGACCGTGGCGATAGATTTAGTTAAGTTAGGGTCAGAAGTAATGCGAGTTAAATACTTCTCTTTGGAACCATAGGATAATGGAACTCTAAAGACTTCTTTTTTGGTTGCCCCATCCAATGTATACCTTTGTAGGATAATATCATTAAAAAGAGAACCAAAAGCCACTACGACTTTTCGTATTGTTCTATTATAAAATTGTGCGTTACCTAGCATTAATCACCACCAAACGGATTTGTTTCTGTCCAATCAATAATACCATCACTTTCAGCTTCAATACGAGCATTATCTTGTATATCTTCAAAGACAGTATTCATTTCTAACAAGTTGTCAACGGTATTAATTGTCCATTGAGCATTACTTGTATTACCTTTTAGTGTGCCTGAACTGAATGTTCCAATGGTTCTATAAACTTCAATATATGTATTTGGAACAAAATCATAAACTAATGCTTGTGCAGTAGCGGAAGCTAAATTAGCACCAACATAAACAAACTCATCATTAACATATTTGCCAGAACCGCCAGCACCAATTGTAATTTTTGTTCTTGGATATTCATCACGGATTTGTTCATCAATATCTGGAATACCTGTTTCAATAATCTCATTAGAAAATACAAACTGTTTAAGTTTAAGTGCATAGACATAAACATTGGCGCCACGACCACGGCCTAATGTATAAAACATAGCCGATTCGTTTTCATGTTCTACAAAGGTAATTTCAAAGAAGTTTTGAACCAAAGGAACATAAATTAAATCACCTTCTTTTGGTCTATTTTGAGGAATGCTAGCTGCAAATCTACGGCGAGAAACAAGTAGTCTAATTTCATCACGAATTTCAAGACCAAATTTAGAAATAAAGTCTTGTTCACCTTCCATACCCGTTACATCTTCTAAATACATTTCAAGAGGATAGGCAGACACATATTGTTTGAGTGTATCTTCACCAAAGATATAATCAACCGTATCACGACTGGTTCTTGGCATGTAATAAACATCCATACCATGAATCTTGAGTGATTCAATGACTAAATCTTCAACGAGCAGTTGCTCTGAAGTTATATTCTTCGGAAAGTTATTGAAATAAAGATTGGTTGCCATTCATCACTAACCCATAAACATTTCATTTGGCAATACATTGTAAGATTGCATTTCTTCTTCTATTTTATCAATTTCACGCTGTGCTTCTTCCATAATTCTTGGACCATCAAGTGTCACTCCACCTGGTAATTGAACACCAGCAAATTTACTTAAATTAGAACCCCATTGATACTTAATTTTGGCTGTTGCATATTGTTTTAAGAACCTATCGTCCCAAACATCTGATACGCCAGCTTTTGACATTGTGTTAGAAGTTACATTAGCAGATAAGGTGTTAGCTGCAATTACAATTTCTGTGGGTGAATTAATCTTACGCACTTGAACTTCTTGACCATCAGAGAGTGTAATAAAATCATTTTCAATAATTTCTTGGTCAAACACAGTAGATGTGCCCGTAAGTGTATTAGATGATGTATTACCTGTAACAGTACCGGTCAATGTGATTGTAGCTGGATCCAATTTACGGTAACATTCAATAATAACATACTTACCTAATTGTGCATCTCTTGACCAATCAATATCAAGCATCAATTTATTTTGATGACGATTGAATCTAAATTGTGGTGTGCCAGAGAATAATAAATTTAATGTGCGAATATGTTGCATTGTGATTTCATATGACACATAAGATACGGATGTAAAATCATATAAATCATGCAAGCGTAATTGATAACGCAAGTCAAACATATTGACTGAAGAATTTGAATCGTCAAACGGTAAAACAGAATGAACAAATATGACAGCATCTGGACAATAAATCCATCTACGGTCAATATCTTCTTGTGTGAATTGATGTTTCATATAAACCTTCTCGCAACCATCAAAATGGTAGTCATAGAAGAATTGAAGAGCATCATCAACACGGTCTTCTACTTGGTCATCATCCACATTTATTTCAATGACAGGATGACCTAGTCTTCGTTTGCAATAATCAATGAATTGAGCTCTTGTTGTTGGTTTTGCCATGTTTTACCCTAATGCGATTGAAAGAGCTAATACATCACCAATGGATGCACCAGCACTTATAGCCGTTGTTGTTACAGAGGTCACACGACCATTAGATGCAAGTGTAACTGTTGGAACATAGGTTGCATTACCATAAGTTCCTGCTGTTACTGAAACTGTTGTATAATCGGTATTAGCAATACCTGCGGTACCGTTTGCTAAATCATAAGCGTTCTGTGCAGTAGTCGCAACAGTATTTGCTTTATCAAAAGCGCCATTAGCATGCGTGTAAGCTAGGCCTGCCGTTGTTGTTGCTGTATTTGCTTGATTGAAAGCACTATTAGCGTGGGTGAATGATGAATCTAAACGAGCCGCATCAGCAATATCATAGTAAGTTGAACCATCATTAGTGAATGTCCATTTATCGGAAGATTCATTCCAAAGTAATGACACATTAGCAGATGAACCACGGTCAACTTCAACACCAGCGTTTACAGTTGGCGCTGATGCTTGATTGATAGCTGCATTAAGTGTAAGAACATTATCAGCGATTAATGCGGTTGTTGTGTTTGCATATATGGTTTGACCAATAATAGTCAAATTACCAGTAACAGAAACATCACCAGATATTGAACCACCAGAAGAACTAAACTTGGTATTTGAATTATCAAATGCCGCTTGTGCTATCACATTGGCAGAATTAGCTTTAGCGAAAGCTGCATCAGCGGTTGTGGTTGCCGTATTGGCTTTATCAAACGCACCATTAGCATGATTATATGCTAGACCTGCGGTAGTTGTAGCGGTATTGGCTTGATTATATCCAGATTGTGCAAGAACATTGGCAGAATTGGCCTTGTCAAAAGCGCCATTAGCGTGATTGTATGCTAAACCTGAGGTAGTTGTAGCTGTGTTAGCCTGATTGAAAGCACCATTGGCATGGTCATAGGCTAAACCTGCGGTAGTTGTAGCGGTGTTGGCTTGATTATAACCAGACTGTGCAAGAACATTA